CAGCCGCTAAATCTGTTATTTGACCATTAGCATCTATAAGGTCTGGTATGTATTCACCATATAATTCTACTACCTTTGCAACTGCTTTACCATGTTGTTCAGTTCCTTTTGTAGTACTGTTTATAATATTAAATAAAGCATCTAATTCCCCAACACTCTCATTAACTAACGCCTTAAATTCTTTTAATCTGTCAGTTGCTTGTCCTGCTACTATTTTTGATTTTATAAAAGCAGCTATCATAACACCTAATCCTATTGCTAATAATGCAATAGGACCAGCTAATGTAGTAAATAATGCTATTAATCCAGGTAATATAACTGTTGTTAATGCTCCTAAAACAATCATTAATGGACCTATTGCAGCAACCAATAAACTTATTATAACTACTGTTTTCTTTGTAGCTGGGCTTAGATCAGAAAACTTCTTGGCAAGTAACTTTAACTTGTCGATCATAGGACTTATCATATTAAATAATATTTCACCCATTTCTTCCTGTAAATCGCCAAAGATATTCTTTAGTTGTACTATTGCGGCTGTACCATTTGCGGCTGCCTTTGCTTGCCCTCCATACTGCTTATTAAGCTCTTTTATCATTATTGCTTGTGCTTCACCTAATCGGTTTGTTGCTGCAAGCTCTTTAATTACTTTCTTTTGCTCTTCTGAAAATTGAATACCAGAACGAGATAAAGCTCCCATATTGGCAATAGGATCATTCAAAGCCTTTCCTAATTGTAAAGCTACTGATTTTAATTCAGAGAAGTTAGGTACAGCAGATTCACTTAATACCGTTGCAACATCTAATACAGCTTCCTGTGTAGCTAAAAAGTTTTCCTTTGTAATATTAGTAAATGTAAGTAATTGAGCTGATACACCTCCTAATATATCTTCATCACCTATTGCTGTTACCTTTTGAAGCTCTGCTGCTACTAATGCAAGCTCTTTAGCTGTAAATCCTGCTACCATTCCAGTTGATTTAACCGCTTGCTCTACTTTACCTAATGCCTTTTCTTGCTTATTAAATGCACTTATAGAAGTTACTGCTAAAGCTGCTATTGGTGCTGTTAAAGCTACTGACATAGTTTTACCAATAGACTTCATTTGGTTGCCAAACTGCTTCATTTGCCTTTCAGCCTTTTTAATGCCAGTTACAAAGCCTTTAGTATCCGCTCCAATCCTTACCGCTAAACTTGCTAATACTTTTCTACTCGCCATTTTCCAGTTTCTTTAATCTTCTTTGAAAATCAGGTAATGCCTTTTTAAAATCACTCTTTGACATTATAGTACCTTTTTTATCCCAGTCGAACTTCATTAAATCTTCAGGCTTTCTAATCCTGCCTTTGCCATCTTCTTTCAAAGCACAAAATGCAATAAATCGGGTTTGATCCCAACTGTTCTGAAATTGTTGCTGTTCGTGTTCCTGAAAACCATCTAACTTATTATAAAATTCTCGTGGTGTCATATTCCAAAATTCATCAGCAGTCATTCCTAAATAACCTAACCCTGTTTTTTGTAAACCATCCCATGTTAGCCCTTCGCCTTTTTCGGAAGGGCTTTTAGGTTTTTTGATTCAGCAGGTTGAGAATCAGCAAAGGCTTCCATCACCTTTGTGAGTAATTCAGGATAATCGTCCATTAAATCAGCAACATCTTCTACCTGCATATCAAATCCAACTTTTTCTTTCCTTGCTCCATCTTTCAACCCTGCATAAACCAACCCTATCGCATCCTTAATAGTTAAATTTTCATCTAATGTTGCCATGTCGTTTAGTCCTTTTCCGGTTACTTCACCGAAAATAGAATAAGCATTAAAGCCGAACCTTACATAAAAGGTCTGTTCACCTAATTTAATTTCTTTCATATATTTTATGTTACTGTGTCTTCTGTTAATGCTCCACTTCCCTCAAAACTTACGCTGAAACTTACATTATCTTCCAATGGTCCATCTTGACTTAATGAAGTCATCCATGCCGTTCCTGTATAAAGGCTATCACCTGCATTAGATGAAGCAATCTTCAGAACTACGCTTGCCCTTGAAGTGTAAAGTGCGAATAAATCAGTAAAGCCATAAGCTGCACCTTCTTCGAAATATCCTTCAGCATCGATTGACCAATCTGTCAATCCTCCCAGGTTCGCTTTTCTTCCTGCACTGTCTTTTGTTGTGGTGTCACGTAAACTTATATTTACGTTTAATGTGTTACCTGTTAAATTGGTTATTAATGTACCATCAACGTACACACCGATTAACGTTCCATTCATTATTCCTACTGTAGCTGCCATTATTCTTTATCTCCTTTTTGTTTAATTCTCGTTTCTATCTTGTTTTCTTCATCGTCAAATGTTATTATCTTCTTTTCTTTAACCTTTTTTATATGAACCTTTTTTGTTATAATGGCTTCAGTTATATTAGTAGTTGTATCTTTTGCTAATCCTTCAGCAATTTTCAACATTCCTAATTCCTTATCCACTGTTATAATAAGTCCTTTTTTCTTCCATACACCGTTTGCCCAGTGCTGATCTTTTGTAAGTATTATTTTCATGGTTTGTATCTTATTATGTAATCAGTATCTCTTTGATATATCTCGTTTGAATCTTCTTCTGAACCATCGAAAAGATCAGTATAATCATCAAATATTATTGAGTCTATTAATTCACCATCTACCGTTTGACTATGTATTCCATCTATTATAGTTCTAATGCCGGCAGAGCGTGTAACCATCGTATTGTAATCAGTACTATAAACCGAAATAGTCATTCTATAAGTGTCAATAGTTGAAACACCAGATTTAGTATGATGAGGAACAACACTAACAAACCTATAAACCTGATAAGGCACTTGGTGATCTTGTGGTGCTTTATTAGGGAAGGTATCTGGATAACTCCCTTTTAATAGTGTATATATTGCTTCCTGAATCATTTTTTAACTAATCGCTTAAAATACTTTTCTACTATTTCACCTATCTTGTCATTAATACGCTCTAATACTAATTTATTTGTCTTATCCCATGCAGGTCTCATAAAAGGTTGTTCACCGCTTTTTACTGTTTGAAACTCTACAAAGTGAGCATACCAAGCACTATTTTTAGCACCCTTTCCTTTTGATGGTCCTACATTTATAGTAGCTTCTTTTCCTTTTACACTTTGTTTTATTATTGATCTTCTTAGTATTCCCCTATCACCTACCGGAGTAAGTTGTTTAGCTTCTTTTACTAATGGTGTTGCACCGTATTTAAAAGACTTCACTAACATACGCTTGGCAATAACTCTATCTAATCCATCAAGTATTTTAAGGATTTTTTTATCGCCAATTATATCTACTGTTAATGCTTTACTTATTGCCATTTCTTAATTATCTATAAATGCAATTATATTAGTACAATCAGTTCCTGTATCAAATACTTTTTGAACTACCAACGGAATAAATGAACCATCAGGAATATTCACTAATGTTATTGCTACCGTATCACGTTCCAACATTATTTTCAAATCCCCACCACCGCCAACATACAAAGTGCCATAAGCACCTCCCGTTATTGGCCTGTCATCAGCAGGTACTACCGCTATACTCTTATTTGCTATCTGTCTTGCCATCGTTAATATATCCTTTCTGCTCTTATTGTTAAATATCTTAATTTATTATCAAATCCTATATGCTTAATTCCAAAGCTCCAACTATTCCAACTAATCCGCATCTTCTCAGTAACTGCACTTGTTACGCTTGTATATCTTATTACAAAAGTAACCTCGTTTAATGCTGTTAGCTTATCACTCTCGTAGGCTTCCTGCCCTGATTTAGTAATTACATTGCCCCATACAGTCGTCAAAGTACTCCAAGTCTTAACTTCCTCCCCTGAACTATTTTTAGCTGCCGTAAAGCTCTGCACCGCTAACCTATGCCTTTTATCGCCTATCATTTAAAACCTGTTACTCTCCAAAGTTCAACCAAAAAGTCATAACCAGTTGGTAAAGTGTTTACTTGCCTACCTACTATGTCTTGTTCTCTATTTTCGTAAAACTGACCTATCAAAAGTAACATGGCTTGTTTTAAAGGTTCTGGTACATCGGCAGCCGTTGCATATCCACCTGTAAAGTTTACTAATACAGAATTTATGCGTGTCGCTGGAGTAGGCCAACTATTACTATCATCTAAAGCAATCCTGGCAGGCTCACTTACTATATCTGTTACATAAGTATCAGAGCTTACAGTTTGAGTAGCACCATCACTATCAATATACTGAACGCTTGAAATAGCAGTAACAGGTAACTTCCAAAGCTCAAAATAATCAGGGAAACAATCCTCATACAAAATAAAAACAGTAGGTACTAACTTTCTATTAGTATCTTTTTCTACTTTTCTACGTGCTACCGTTATTATATCACCTATCAAAGCATCATCTTCAGTAACAGCCGTTTCAATCTTCAAATGAAGTTTAGCCTCTGCTAATGTTATCGGTTCTGTCGTACCTTCTGAACTTACTTTATAACTCATTTCTTCTTAGCCTTTTTAGCTACTACCTTTTTCTTAATTACTTTAGCAATAGGCTTGGAAGGCTCTAATGAACCCTCCAAGATTATTGCTTGTCCTGCATTTATAAATGAACTGGCAAGCAACGGGCTAATCCATATTTCTGCCCCTTTTCCATAGCTAAAACTTCCCTTATCAATAGGATTCAAGCCCGATACACTTACCAAAATTCTTATCTTAACTTGCTGCATGAACCATATATTTAATAGGATGAGTTCCGGCATCAATTACTTGTCCGTCTGTTCTACGAATTAAAACGATTCCGATTTGATCTGTACCTGCAAATAATTCATTTAAAACTTTAATTCTATCACCGCCAACTTCTCTAATCCAATAGTTTTTAAAATCACCAAATAATACTGACTTAGCACTTGCCCCAATATCAGCCATATCTTGGTTAATTGTATAAGGAAAACCGTGTATTGTGGCTGCTGGTCCGTTTTGAATGCTTCCCTGCCATACTGGGTTTCCATCAGTAGTTCCAACATCTAATTTCATAATAGCCTTTAGAGTTTGTTGGTTCATCATATATTGTCCATTGATTTGATAAGCCGGATCAACATCATAAGCCAAATCAATAAGGTTATCAGTTGTTATTGCAGTTGCACCTACGCTTGAAATAGCTGAATCAGTTGCACCTATTACAACACCTTGAATAGTTGTAGTTCCTGCTCCGGTTGTGTAACCTGCATTTAAACCACGTCCCATTCTGATACCTAAAAGCTTAATCATTAAATCTTCAAAGTTAGAATATGAATCTTGTAGTAATTCATAAGAAACTCTCACAAGTCCTGAAGTCCATTTAAAGGCTTTCAGCGTATTTTCAGTAAAATCTATATCTTCCGCTGAAGTTTCAAAGTCTGTCGCTTCATTAATCTGATAAGCAACCTTTCCGGTATCATTAGTCATTGGCCAAGGTAAATCGTTTCCTTCGGCTGTCTTGATAATACTTGAAATACCTTTTACGTTTCCATATGCTAATTCTGCTACTGCTAAGCGATTTGAGAAGCCCTCAGGTACGGTATATCCGCCTTTGGTCACGGTCAAGCTCTGAGCGTTGGTTTTTTTCTCGATATGTTCTTTGTAGAAAGCCCTATCTTCACCTGACCAGTTACCCATTAAATAATTTCTGAAGTTATCACCACTTTTGATTTTTAATTCATCAGCAGTCATTCCTTCTTTCTTTGCTTTTTCTACAATGACTTCATTATTATCGGCAGTCCATCTTTCCTCAAGTTCTAAGCGTTTTACTTCTTCTGATAAACTTGCTTCACGCTTTACTATGCCATCAAGCCTAACTTCATCTTCGCTATTCCAATCTTCTTTGCTTTTTGACTGTATTAAGGCCAATCCATCCGCTTGATTCTTAGCTAATTCTTCCCTTTTTTTCTTTAAAATATCCATTTTATTACTGTTTTTAAGTTAATTTTTTAAGTTTTATATATAAATCCCTCAATAATTTCTTATTAGGTTGGTTTTCTTCAGGTTCCGGTTTGTTTTCATCAAAACTACGCTTCGCCACTGTCGTATCTTGATAAGCAGGGTAAGTAACAGGAGCAACATCATAAAGCCTTTCCAGTTTAATTATCTTCCTTAAATCATTGGCTTTCCTATCTTTTGAAAATTCCCAAGCATCTTCCTTTACCCTAAATGCAAATGAACTTTGTGTAATATCACCACTTTTTATAGCATCTTCCAAGTCTTTTGCATAACTTCTTTCAGGTGTCTTGTATCTATAGGTTAAATTACCCGTTCCATCTAATTCAATCGTTAAAGTGCCTGCCTTAGTTCTTGCCAGTACCAAATTAGGATCGTGATTCATTAAAGCTCTCACATCATCACCTAAAACATCATCAAATGCTCCAGGTTCTATAATTTCATCATACCAAACCAAATTAGTACGCTTACTAACAACAGCTGCAACGCCTACTATTTCGCCTTCATTTTCTTCCCTATATTCTACAGGGTTTTCAAAATATCTTACTTCTTTATCCTTCATCTTCTGTATTTTTTTCCGTTTCTGTTGATAAATTTAATGGTGTTAAAAGTTCATCATGCCCTTCCATTGGGTTTAAATCTTCTAACATTCGTACCTCGTTTTGTGTAAACCATCCAAAGCCAATACCATCTTTATAGAACTGTGAGCGACTTTTAACATCACCCCTTAACAGTCCATTCATATTTAGCTTGACATAATGCGTTCCTGCTCTTTTTTCTTCTTCTGTAAATAGTTTCCTATCACATTCCGCCTCTATTAGATTGGCATATTGATTAAGTGTATAAATAACAAAATCTATTGATTGCTGTTCTATATTGTTAAATGTACTTCTGCTCATATCTGCTAACATTGGCAAAGGCACACCGTATATCCTACTAATTTCTGATATTCCAAATGTCTTGGATTCTATGAATTGTGCTTCATTAGGGGGTACTCCTATCTTTTCAAACTTAGTACCCGCTTCTAAAATAGCTACCTTTAAAGCCTTTTTAACACCTCCATAAGTCTTATTCCATTGGGTACGCATACGCTCATAGGCAGGATCATCAAGTTTGCCAGGTGTTGTTAATGTACCCGCTATTGTTGCACCATTAGCAAAAAACTTACTTGAAAATGTATCTAATGCGATTCCTAAACCTACTGATTCCTTTGCATAGGTCATAATAGGACTATCCGACATCACAGTCTTATTAACCAACATAAAAGGAAAGTGTAACATATCCCTTGCAGGAATAGCCGTCTTTAAACCCTCTACTTCATAAAATAATCTTGTTTTGTACTTTGCCGTTACTTGTGCAGGGTTTCCGTCCTGATCTAATACAGGCGTTAATGAGATTGGTCTTTGGTTCTTATCTCTTTTGATATGAAAAAAAGCATTTCCTGAAGTTAGCATTTGAGACATAAAGTATTCCCGCCAACCATAGGAAGTCATTATGTCATTAGGTTCTGAATGTATTAGGTGTTGTACAGGATGTTTTGTCGCAATCTCTCTATTATTGCCTGTTTTCTCTATTACATTAAAAGGAAGGGATGCAATTGTTTTGGATAGAACTCTGATTGAGGCAAATATAGCTGTGTATTTGAGTGCATTTTCTTCTGTAACTGTAACGCCTGCTTCAGTTGAACCACCACT